AACTCCATACTCGTAACTCAAGCGAGCTGCAAGATAGGTAACGGAGTTCCGATCCACTACTCCAAAGGGTCTGAATCTAAGACCTCAACTGTCTTGAGAGTCTCAAGGAACTTTTCCCCAAAAGGTTGAACCGTTGCACCTGAACGACGTATTGATTCCCAGCACAGCCAGTAAATATCTGACTGCTTCTGATCTTCAATAAGAGCTTTATGAAAGCCCTTCTTGGCGTATTGCTCAAACGCGTATTCGATAAGAGGAGTGATTTCGTAATCAGTCGTCGTATTGTCTAGCGTTGTAACCCTTAGCTTTGCCATGTTAGCCCCTGTTTCTTATTTCTTAGAATGTGCCTGATGTTGTTACAGCGATTGTACCTGACACGTTGAATGTCAAAGATTGCATAGCGAGGTCGCCTGTTGCGCCGTTAATGTCTGTAGTACCGTTGATAAGACATGTCATGGTGTAAAGAGGATTAGTTGCTGATACTGCTGTTCCCTTATTCTGTAGAAGCACTACAGTTACGTTAGTTCCCCATGCAGCTTGAAGAGTCGCAAGGACTGATGCTGAAGCTGTGTCGTTAAGGAAGTCAAGTGTGATTGAAGATGCTTCAAGTCCCTTAATGAACTTGTGACCTGAATCACCCATTGCTGTTACTTCGAGTTCATCGAAGTTGCGGTTCAAAGTGATGTTATTAACGTGGTCGCTTAGATCGACTGAATTGACCTTAACGCCTACGCCATTGTTTAGAAATACTGCCATTTAGGTTATTCCTCGTCTTTCTTGGACTTTGTAGCTGGCTTTTCGACCTGACCGATTTTAGTCAGGAAGTCTTTTTGTTCCTGTTCCCATGCTGACATATCTGTCATGTTTAGCTCCAACTCGTTACTAGTGATATTTGCATCTCGCAGCTTAGGAGATCACCTGAAGCAACCGAGAGAACTTGGGGTTGGGAGACTGCTCCCACGTTGTATGAAATTGTGTCGTTCTCTGTCGCTGTGAAGAGAGCGTTAAACATTGTGACAACCGCGTTCTCGATACCTTGAAGGTTTCCTTGGTTGTCGAATAATGGAACCGTGATAAGAAGTTTGAAATTGGCTGTCGGTCCTACAGAAGCCCATGAATCATTGCTTGGTTCTAAATAAGGATCATCAGGAATGATGACCACAGAGTTAGCCTGAATGGTTTGCGGTGGGTAAGCAAAGACTTGGTAAGTTGTGTTTGCTGTTAGTGCAGTCGCAAGCGTCTGACGAAGAGTAGTTATTGCTGGAACTGTCATTAGCCAACCATTGACCGTGGTGAAGTGTAAGGAGCGATAAGACCTCGAACCTTGGCAAGCATTGTATTGCCGAGACGGTAAGGACTTGGAGTAATTCCATCGACTGACACGCCACCGCTAGAAGGAGCTTGACGGGCTTGCCACACGTCCACAGCGAGCATAAGAGCTGCTTGACGGATTGCAGGAGTGGCTGAATATCCAGTCTGCTTTGTATCAGCACCAGAGACCTTGCCGTATGGAACGACGTTGCGGTAGTTCTGTGCAGAAGGTGATCCTGTTACGTCTGTGAACTGAATCAAAGAATATGTGCGCGGGAATGTGCTGTAGGTATAAGGGAAGTAATAAGCAAAGTAAGGGAATGAGGCAGACCCAGTTGAATATGGGTAAGTGCCAGTAATGACGTGAGAGCCATTGAAGGGAGTGCCGCAGTTGGTGATGGTTACGGTCTGACCAGTTGTAAATGAGCCAGCAGATGAAAGGACTAGAGTCGCAGTTCCACCTTGATATACAGAACCGATAACTGGGATTGAATCGAACCAGAGGTATTGGTTAAGTGTGTCTTCGGCTGTCTGGCAAGCAAGTTCGAGGTCTGCGTCTGGGTACAGAGTGCCGACACCGAGGACTGTGCGGAGTTCGTCCGCTGTCACATAAGTTGCTGCCATGATTTCCTTTCTAAGACCGAACTGGCGGGGAAGGGCTCTGCCCCGCCAGTCGGCGTACTAGGTTTCGCTACTAAGCGAGGTTGAAGCGACGGATACCAGCTGCTTGCTTAACAAGTGCTGAACCGTAGCCGTAGATTGCTGTGTTAACAGCCATGTTAGAAACAACGTTCACAGAGAAGAATGAAGTTGGTGACTCGTACCATGTAACGCACTCTGGCGCAACGATGAACGCTGAATCGTCGATAACTGTTGCTTCTGCGTTGTGATCAACGTAGAGGTCAAGACCAAGGACGTTGCCCTTGATTGTTGTTGGACGTGAATCGCCAGCGTTGTTCATTGGGTTTGAAGCGTTGTAGATTGGGCGACCAGTTGTATCAACTGCACCCATGAGAAGTGACCACTGTCCTGTACCAGCGATGTAGTTACGAGCGAAGTATGAAGTCGCGTTGTAAGCTGCTGCTGATTCTGTTGAGACGTAGCTGATGATTCCTGCTGATGTTGCTGCAACACCTGTTGCAAGTGTGCCTGTCTTAAGTGCTGTAATCAAAGCTGTATCTGTTGCCTTGAGGTATGCGCGCTGAAGCTGGATAGCAAGTTCATCGAAGAAGATTGGGTCTGAACGCTCGAGAAGTTCGAGTGAGATGACCTGAGAACCAGCGTACTTAGCCACTGTTCCAGTGATGTATGCAGATTCCATTGAAGTACCTGCTGGATCAGCAAGTTCAGCCACAGCTGCAACTGTTGGAGCAACTGTCAACTTAGGCACGTTGAATGACATACCTGAAGATGGGAGTGCCTGACGTGATACAGCGTCGATTGCTGGACGTCCGAAGTTAGTATTAGATACGAACTCCTTCATGTACTGAATTGGGTTGAACGCTGGGTTAGTTGTAAATGTTTCTGATGCTGTTAGATCTTCTGCTGCTGAGATCCACAACTTTGATGTGTCGTCTCCGAGTGCTGCCTTGATCTTGTGCTCTGTGTAGCGACCCATTGAGTCGATACCGTGACGAACACGAGTTGAGCCATCGCCGTAAGCGGCTGATGCCTTGATTGTTGGACGTGAGGCTTCTGCTGCGGGTGCTGCTGCTGCCTCAGTTGTTGCGGGAGTTGTATCTTCTGACACAGCTGCCTCACTTTCTGTTTGGGTTTCATCTGCAACCTCGATAGGTGCAGAAACTTCTTCTTCGCCTTCTTGCGCTACAACCTCTAGCACTCGGGCTTGGTCAAACGCTGGGCTCTCGACAAGAGATACTTCTTTAAGCATTGCTGACGTTACGATTGTTGTGCCGTCTTTGCGCTCGCGTGATGAAAGAACTTCGACGCCTACTGATAGACCGTCGATGAGTCCTTCTGATGCCATGACTAGATAATCCTGAGCCTTTGAAGCAGCTGATAACTTAAATACGCCGTCAATACCTGACGCTGTTTCTTTGAATGATTGTGCACGACCAATTGGATCATTGCTGTTGTGCTGAGCAAGAAGTTTGATCTTGGAAGGTGAAGGAATCTGGATTGAACCAGCTTCAAAGATAACCTTGCCGATTGAAGTAAGTCCGACTGAGCCAAAAGGCACAATCTGACCAGAGACAATACGGCGTTCGCCGTCTGCTGCCTCTATAGGTGAGTTAAAGTTCAGTAGCATCTGGTACTGACTCCGTTTCTGCTGGTGTTGGGCTTGGTGTCTCGGTTGTAGAGGACTCGCTACCGTCTGGCGCTAGTCCTTCCATTTCCTTGGCTTGGTCTAAAGATATAAGCTGTAAAGTAAGTAGTTTCTCGGTCACAGCGAGGCGGTCTTGAGGATTGGCGCGTAGGAATGTCTCATCTACAGCGAACCGCACAATCTGACCGCGAGGAGTTAGATCATCGAGCGAAAGTCTGTCCTCGATGGCTGAGATATATGGAGCAAGTGTGTATGCAAAGTATTCTTTGCGAGCATCAAGTACGTTCTGGTAAGTAGATGAGCGATTATGCTCCGCGTTAATCATGTGTGCTGGCACGTTCATAGCGCGAGCAATCTGAGCAGACATTTCCTCGATAGAGTCGTTGTAGGTCATTTCCATTGGTGAATATGACGTTGGAACGTACTCTAAAGTTGAAGTTAGGTATGCAGTTGAGCGATTCTTACGCGCTGTTTTCCAAGTATTAAGCAATCCTTGAATCTGTCCATCTGGAAGGTCTGCACCAGAATTCTTAAGATATCCAGTTGGTTGTGGTGACGAGATACCGACATTAGCAGCTTCTTCTGCTTGGATTGCAGAGTTAAGAAGGCGTTGTGAGCGAACTAGAAGTCCTTGGTCAAAGGCTTGGAATGTAATGAGTGATCCAACGCCTGAGTCTGGAACTCGCTCGTTATTGACCATGTAATACTCGACGTCTTGAGAGAACTTGTCCATCTTGCTAGTGACGCGGCTGTTCTGTACCCACTCGAAACGAGCAGGGCGTAGGTCATCTTGATAAACTTCAGTAACACGCCAGTAAGCAATACCGTACATGACAAGAGAATCCACAGTCCATGAAATAGTGACAGAACGTGGCGCACGAAGGTCTGGCTGGCGAACCCATACTGGCATTGCTAGTTCTTCACCAGTATTAAGTGAATACATCTCTAAAGGAATTGTGGCGATAACGCCCTTGATAAGATTTAGACATTGGTTGACGGCTGGAACGCTAACCGCTGCTTGGCGATCTAATGCTGAGGCGTAGTTGTTCCAACCGCCAAAATTTCCAGCAAAGTAAGAGCTGCCAAAAGGCGCGTCATATACTGCGGGGTTGGTTTGTGCCGTTAATTCTTTTTTACGCCCAAAGAGTGCCATAGGTCGCAATTATACACTACATATGGTGTCAACCCTCGTATATCATCGCAACCTGTTGTGGTTTCATAAGCATTGACACAACCATTGCGGTAGAGATTGCGCCAGAGATATCGCCAGCTGACTTACGCTTCACAATACGCCACGACGAATCGTTGGTCTTAGCTGCACAGTTGTTCATCTGCTGAATCCAGTTTTCTTGACCCTTGTGAACCAAGCGAAGGTTATCCATTGAGTCCTTTAGATCAGTACAAGCCTGATAAAACTGCTGCCCTGAAATATCTTGGACAACGCAGCCGCTGTTGGCAAGGCGTTCAGCAATAGTCTGGGTTGCGTACTTGTCGTAGCAGATTTGACGCGGGTGGTATTGGTCAGCCCAAGCCTTTATCTCAACGGCAATTTTTAGATCATCTACCGAGACTTGCGAATCCCAAGTTTGGAGTATTCCCACGCCAATTCGACCATCTGGGAGTATCTGACCAGCAACGAGGCTCGCATTACGGCGACTCGGATTGACATCGAAACCGAAAACGGTGTAACCACCGACTGGAATCTCGAGAGTGCTATCAGAACATGCCTCGATAGAACCATGAGTCCAAGGAGAGCTAAGGGAGTCGATCCATTGGCATAGAAGCTCCGTACGGGTATTTTCAATAGGTGATGTGGCGACTGCTTCTTCAAGGGCTTCCTCCGTAATGGTATATCCAAGTGCTGGGTTGGCTTGAGCCCACCCTTTGCGATCCGTAATCTTGCAATACTGTGGCGCTGAGTATTCATAGAACCCAAAAGACTTAGGCGGGTGTTCTAAAGCCCTTTCCCGCATGCCATTTAGGACTGTCGAGAAAGCGTCTCCTGCATTAGAGGTAAGAAGCGTCTGAGAATTTGGACGCGCTCGAGTTGTAGGGATTGCCGCTCGATATCCTTCTTCGTGAATTTCACGGAGTTCGTCGATGAAAAGGAAGTCTGCAGTTCTTCCGCGAGAGCCGTCTCTAGTCGCCGCAACAACGTCAAGCCTTCTTCCGTCCAGCATCTCAATAGATTCAGTTCCGTTGGCGTACCGAATCTGTTTAACGAATCCTTTGAGATGGTCATTGGTCTCCAATACCTGCGCTACTTGTCGGAATGTGTCTAGTGCCATGGCTCTATTCGAGGACATGATAAGAATGTTCTTGCTATCCCACTTAATAAGGTGGGCAAGTATAAGCATACGAGCTAAGTGCGTCTTTCCGTTCTGCCGCGCTATCAGAAGTAGGTTCGTCTTACGAATCCAATCGCCAGACTTGTTAACTGTGAGCATGTCTTTGAGAACATGCTCCTGCCATGGCAGTAACGGCATATCTATGATTGTGCATAAGTCCTTGACGTCCTGAATTTTAGAATCACCCTTTGCGGGTGGGCTAAACAAGCGTGGTTTCGTTGCCCCTCGTA